CTGACCCGGCGCATTCGCTTTATCCTAAAAAGCCGCCAAATAGGCGCGACCTATTATTTTGCCTTTGAAGCGCTCGATGATGCGATTCGCACCGGTGACAATCAGGTATTTTTAAGTGCCAGTCGGGATCAGGCCGAAGTGTTTAAAGCCTATATCATCGCTTTTGCCAAAAATGAATTTGAAGTGGAGTTAAAAGGCACCGGCTTTATTCTGCTCAGTAACGGCGCGGAATTGCGCTTTTTATCGACCAATTCCACCACCGCGCAAAGTTATCACGGCCATTTGTACATTGACGAAGTGTTTTGGATTCCAAATTTTGATAAAACCAACAAGATCGCTTCCGGCATTGCCGCGCACAAGAAATGGCGCAAAACCTACTTTTCAACGCCGTCCGCGCAAGGCCACCAAGCCTATAAATTGTGGACCGGCGACAAGTACACCAGCACTCTGCCGGAAAAAAAACGCGTGCCCTTCGATGTCAGTCGCGACGCCCTGAATAAAACCGGCGCCTTGTTTGCCGATGGCATTTGGCGGCATATCGTCACGGTTGAAGATGCCGAACAGCAAGGCTGTGACCTGTTCGACATTGCACAATTACGCCTTGAATACAGCAAGGACGAATTTGATAACCTGTTTTTATGCAAGTTCATCGATGATTCCCAATCGGTATTCAGCCTGAATATGCTGCTTAATTGTCTGGTCGAAAATGAGCAATGGGACGACTACGACCCGCACCACTCAAGGCCGTTTGGCAATCGACCGGTAGCGCTGGGTTATGACCCTAGCCGCTCGGAAAAAGGCGATGACGCGCAATTATCGGTGCTGTCGATTCCGTTAACCCCGACCGAACCGTTTAGGCTATTGCGCCGCCGTTCGTGCCGGGGCCGCAACTTCGATTTTCAGGCCAACCGCATCAAAGAGGATGTGGATTTACATAACGTGCAGTTTATCGGCCTGGACGTAAACGGCCTGGGCGTAGGCATTGTCGAACATGTTGAAAAGTTCTTTCCGCGCGTGACCGCCATTCATTACTCGCAAGAGGCCAAAAACCGCCTGATTGTGAAAGCGCTGGATCTGATCAATACCGGACGCTTTAAATTATTAAAGCGCGACGATGCCGTTATCAGCTCTTTTTTAATGATTAAACAGAGTGTGTCCAATGGCAACGGCTCGATCACCTACACCACCGACCGCTCAGCGGAATCAGGACACGGCGATTCCGCCTGGTCTGTTATCAATGCCTTTAGTTACGAGCCGCTGGCCGGTAATCGTGAAGGCGCCAAAGTCACCTTCGGACAATGAAACAGGATTTTATGAACATGAATAATGCCCTAACCGGCTTACTGTCGTTTGCCGGACAACAATTAAGCCAGATTGCCGACAAATTCAGCACCAGTAACGCACAGGCCAAAGCGCCGGAGCGTTCCTTTGCTTTTGCCTTTGGTGACCCTGAGCCGATCCTGGGCAACAGTATCAGCTCATTGTTGCAATCGTTTACCAGTGCTGGCGGCTGGTATTACACGCCGCCGGTTGATCTGCTGGGCTTGGCGCAGTTGATGAGAGCTAATTCGTATCATGGGCCGATTCTGTATTTTAAACGCAACATGATTGTGAAATGGTTTGCACCCAGTCGTTTAATCAGCAATGAAGTGATGGAACGCGCCGCGCTCGATTATGTGGTGACCGGCAACTGTTACTTTCAAAAGTTTTATGACCGCTTCGGTAACGTGGTGCGGCTGGGTTATTTGCCCGCCTTGCGAATGCGCCGCCATGCCAAACAAGACGACACCTATGTGCAGCTGGTCAACGCCACCACGCCGGGACTTGAAAGCGCGCTGTATGGCAGCGGTTACATTGAATTTCAGCCCGGTGAAGTGGTGCAATTACAAGAATACGACTTAGAGCAAGGCGTCTATGGCGTACCGCAATACCTGGGCGGCATTCAGTCGGTGCTGCTCAGTGAAGCGTCAACGCTGTTCCGGCGCAAATATTACGTCAACGGCGCGCACCTGGGTTATATCTTGGTGACCAATGACGCCAACATCAGCCCGGAAACCGAAAAGCAGATTGAAGAAGCGGTCAAACAAGGCAAAGGCGCCGGCAACTTCCGCTCGTTGTACATGAACGTGCCCAAATCAAACAGCCGCGAACCGGTCAAAGTAATTCCTATCGGCTCAATTGGCAGCAATGACGAATTTCAGGCGATTAAGGAAGTCACTGAAATGGAAATGCTGGCCATGCACCGGGTGCCGCCCAATTTGGCGGCAATTATCCCGGCCAATAACGGCGGCTTTGGCGATTTGATTAAAACCTTGCAGGCCTATCACGAACTAGAGGTGCAAGCCTTGCAGGGTAAATTTTTGCAGCTGAATGAAGTAATCAGCGGTAATCCGGTGGTGTTTAACAAACCCGATTGGGGTTTAGGTGTTTAACAATAAGGGGAAAGCAATGGATAACATAATGGGCAGAATTTTAGGGGCATTTATCTATATCAAACACTGTTCGAAAGAGCCCAGCACTTACGCATCGGTGTCGGCGGTATCGGCGATGCTGGGCGTTCAGGTCGATGCGGGGCTGGTGCAGGATGTGCTGAATGTATCGACGCTGGTGTTTGGCGGCCTGGGCTTTTTTATACGGGAACAAGCACCGCTCACCAAAGTCGAATGAAGGCTGTGGCCTGGTGCGTGTTGGTGTTGTTAATACTGCCCGGCTGCACCCGGCTGTCGTGTCATCCCGGCGTGGCGCCGGTGCTGATCAGCGCCGCTGATGAAGCACGGCTCAGGCTGGATGGTTTACTGATTAATTTTAAATGTGGGGAATAATATGAAAGTAGTACCGGTTATCATCAACTCGTTATCGATCTTCCTGCTCAATGGCCGCGTGTTTTCGCGCTTGAAAAGCATCGTCATCACCCAGCAGGACACCGGAAAAAGCAATGCCGAAAAACACGCAGCAGCGAAGCAGGCGTTTAAAGATACCGGCCTGGATATTGCCAACTGGGCACTGGACTTGGGCATTAAAATGGCGGTGGATTGGATGAAGAAACAGGTGGATTGAGCGCAGCTCCAGCCGCGAACCAGTACAGATCATCCCGGTCGGCAACATCGGCAGCAAAGACGGTTGTTAGGGGCTTGTCAACTGTAGTGATTAAGCGCTGTTTTCTAACGACGAAATAATGCGCTTCTTTTTATCTTTATCCAGGGTTTTGGCTATGTTGACGGCGGCTTTAATTTGCGCCCTAATCGCTAATGATATTTCACCTTTTATCGCAGATGGGTCAGCCATGAGTGAGCGGGTAACGTCATCGCGCTTTAGAGTAAAGACTTCATGGCAAGCAATATGCGAATCGTGAGCAAGAAAATCATGTGACTTGGCGTCAATGGCGACTTGGCATTGCAATAGCCCCGGTCTGTTGGTTATGAAAGGATTGATCTCTGAGTTAATTAAAAACGATAAATACTCAGGATCATGCGTATCAACAATCACTAAAAACTTTGGCTTGGTCACGCTGGATAGCTTGACCTCAAGCCTAACAACACAGCCAGGCTTCAGAGCGCTTTCGATAGCCGAGCGTTTTAAGTGGTCAGGAAAGTGCTCACCCAACGAAGCCATTAATGCGCAACATAATTTGAAACTTCGGCGGCATTGGGCAGCGTTGCAATAATAGCGTCAATGCTAATCGTATCGTTTTGATACACCGAATTCCACGCGTCATCATGGGTAAGGTCAGTCAATTGACCAAAGGTTTTTTGACCGTTTTCAGCAATGGCTTGCTGTAGGCACTCAAGCTCAGATTCAGACAGTAAATCTAAGTTACAAGCACGTTTTGTAACCACTTCCCGACCTTTAGTGATGCTGATCGCCTCTTGGATGATTTCATCCCAATCCACATCAATACTTGCTCGTCTATCTGCCACTTTCATCATGTTATAAACCGCAGACGGCACGGGACCATATTCCATAGCGATATATTTATCACCGCAAATAAGGCGGCCATAGTCTTGTAAATGGTATTTGTCTGAAAGATAGAGCATTTTTGAGATGCTATGGAGTGTTGCCTTGGGTAAGTTTTGTGCGATAAAGACAATGACCTCTAAAGCCTTGTCCCGATCGAAATGTTTAATATGAATAGACATGTGCCACCGATACTTTTTTCTTAACTTTCGTTA